GCTAGCGTAGCTGATTACCATAAACTACTTTTTGCTGATTTCCCGGATGATCCTACGACATATGGTTCGCAGGCACCTACTCAGCTTTCCGGCGCTCTCGCATGGGGGTATATCTTCTCGATGGATGACATTGGAACATCTTCAGCGAACGTATACCATTATGTCTCAGGCGCCCGCAAGGCAGGTACTAGCGTGGGAAGTTATACTACTCTTTTGAATGCAGGATATGATAGTTTCACTGCCCCCTTCTGGGGAGCATATGACGGTTTTGATATCAAGCTGCCGGATCCTCTATATAATGGCGGAATGACTGCGGGAACGAGTACTGAGCTTAATAGTGCTCCATACAACACCTACAAGCAAGCTCTTGATAGTGTTGCGGATCCTGAAGCAGTAGATATGAACTTGCTCGTTACTCCGGGTCTAACGTTTGATGCACTGACTGCGCATATGGTTAATGTATGTGAAGAGCGTGCAGATTCCTTGGCTCTGATTGATTTGGCAAATGTTTACATCCCATCTTCAGAGGCATATTATTCTGATAAATCATCTAGAATTGGGACAACCCCCACCAATGCATCTACTGCTCTTCGCGACAGGCGTATAGATTCCAGTTACGGCTGTACTTTCTATCCATGGGTACAAACCCGTGATGAAGCTACTGGCCGACTATTGTGGGTTCCGCCCAGTGTCGCTATGATGGGTGTTCTTGCCTCTTCTGAGGCTAAAACCGAAATTTGGTTTGCACCTGCAGGATTTAATCGTGGTGGTTTGAGTGAGGGTGCCGCTGGCATCCCCGTCACCGGTGTGACTGAGAAGCTGACATCTAAACAAAGAGATACGCTTTACGAGTCTAACATCAACCCCATTGCCTCCTTCCCCTCCACAGGAATAGTTGTCTTCGGACAAAAAACACTACAAGAGCGTCAATCTGCTCTTGACAGAATTAATGTAAGACGATTGGTTATCTACTTGAAGAAGCAGATTTCGATTCTGGCAACACAGATTCTGTTTGAACAGAACGTTCAGGCTACGTGGAATCGGTTCAAGTCACTTGTTGAGCCGTTCCTTGCGAATGTTAAAACCCGATTTGGTATAACGGACTATAAGTTGATTCTAGATGAATCTACTACGACTCCCGACTTAATTGATCAAAACATTCTGTACGCCAAAATTATGATTAAACCGGCACGTGCTATCGAATTCATCGCAATTGACTTCGTGGTTATGTCAACCGGCGCATCATTTGAAGATTAAAAAGGATGGGGGATTTTTCCCCCACCACACTAATTAAAAATAGATTATAGGAGTCCCTAAAAAATGGCATTTTGGTCAACCAACTTTGGTGAAGATACAACCCTTAAAGATCCAAAAAGAAAGTTTCGATTTACAGTAGAATTTCAAGGAATTCAGGCAGCACAGGGTGGTGCAATATTATGGTATGCAAAAACTGCAGCCAAGCCTAGTTTCCAGGTGGCAGAGGCAACTCATAAGTTCCTTAACCACACCTTTTATTACCCAGGTTCAGTAACATGGCAAGATATCTCTATAACGCTGGTGGATCCAGTCGATCCAGATATGGCTGCAACTCTTTCTGACATTGTGGTACAATCAGGATATACTCCACCAACGGATGCTAATTCGTTATCTACGATGTCTAAGGCTAAGGCCGCTGGTGCTTTAGGGACAGTTATTATTACTCAAATCGATTCAGATGGAAAGCCGCTTGAAACATGGACTCTTTGGAATTCCTGGATTAAAGAAGTTAAGTATGGCGATCTAGGATATGATACCGATGATCTTACCGAAATGACGGTAGCTCTTAAATATGACTGGGCACGCGTAGAAACAGCTGGTCCCTCCGTCGCAGTTGCTGGCGCTGGTGGAACAGAATTCTTTAACGTTTAAAGATTGATAAAACAAGAGGTGTAAATTGTCAAGAAATAAAGGACGCTCAGGGGGCGCCCAACAACCGGACACAAGTCCACCACCACAAGTATTACAAGGGGAGCCTAGCGGTTTCTCCTTTGTTGTTCCTACAGAATTTGTGGAACTACCTTCAGGGGGTGAGCTATATCCGGAAGGGCATCCGCTCCATGGTGAGAGTACGATTGAGATACGTCAGATGACGGCGAAAGAAGAGGACTTGCTTACGTCCAGAACCCTCCTTAAAAAAGGTGTAGCCCTGGACAGGGTGTTAGCTAATTTGATCGTAGACAAGCGTATTGACGGCGATTCTCTGTTGGTAGGAGATCGCAATGCGATCATCATTGCTATGAGAGTATCGGGATATGGTAACGATTATAATACTAAGGTAACATGTCCAGCCTGTAATGAGACTCAAGAATTTAATTTTGATTTGAACGAGGCTAATATCTACCACGGAGAGACAGAGAAAGAAGGTTGGGACATTACAGATAATGGAAATGGAACATTTGATCTTGTGCTTCCGAAGACACAGGTAACCGTAACCTTTAGGCTCTTAACGGGCAAAGATGAAAAAGCTCTATTCAGTGGAATGGAACAAGATCGTAAGCGCAAGACTTATGAGCAGACTGTGACGCGTCAATTGGTAAATACAGTTGTGGCAGTCAATGGAGACAATTCTCCAGAAGCAATTAATTATTTGATTAATAATATTCCTTCATTAGATTCGAGGCATATTAGGCTTGCTTATCGCTTTGTGGCACCCAATGTTGATTTGACTCAACACTTTGAGTGCGGCGAGTGTGACTATGCGCAAGATATGGAGGTTCCGCTCAGCGCGGACTTTTTTTGGCCTGACCGGTGAGTATATGGAGAGCGTGTATGAACAGTTCTTCTTCATGAAATATTCAGGAGGATGGAGCTTTTCAGAGGCTTATAATTTACCGGTTGGCTTGAGGAAGTGGTTTGTAGAAAGATTGATTAAACAGCTACAAGCAGAGAAAGAGGCGATTGAAAGTGCATCAGGCGGCAGTGCAGGCAGTAAAGCCCAAACATTAACGTCACGTAACCAGCCGCAAATGCCCCCACAACTAGCGAATAGAAGGAGACAGGGTTAGACCTGTCTTTTTTTGTAGCAAACTATTTACCTTAGTAACAATATAAGAGGATTTTATTGTGGCTAAAACCCCAAACCAGATACAAGCAGAACTTAATAAGCTTCTGGAAGAACAAAAAAGTATTACAACTGAGATAGCTGCACTTACCGGTGAAGAGCTTAAAGATTTAATTGCAATCCAAGACGAGAGTTCTAAGATACTGTCTCCTCTGCAGCAGCAGTTAGAACTTCGCCAGCAAATCGCTGACAAGTTGAAAGAGGAACTTCAAACCGCCCAGCAACAGGCGACACAGGCAGCTGCGATCTACAAAGATCAAGAGGAAGCTCATCGTGCTCGCCTCGACGCTTTTGCTGCAGAAAAACGACACTTGGAGTCCCTTCACGAGCTTGGCGAATTAGATGCCAAGCAATTACGTGAAGCGTTAGAACTGCTAGATAAGAAAAAGAAGAAATTAGAAGAAATTGTAAGCGTTGCCAAAGCGCTGGGTGAAGAGTTGGAAGGCGCCTTTGGTATGGACTATAGTGTTAATTTTGTTGGCACTATGAACAAAATAGGAACAGCCCTAAGCACTACAGAAGGCGCTGCCATGCTCTTCCAAAAAGCAATGGTAGGCATTGCCACCGCTGCTATAAATAATATGGTTGGACTGGTCAAGGCGCTATATGATGCAGAGAATGAGTTTCGAAAAGCAACAGGCGCCTCAGTTGAATTTGCTAGTAGTCTGCGAGATGTCTATGAAACCACAAGAATAACTGGCGCCACGATAGAAGACGCTTCAGCCGCCATGACATCGTTGCATGGCACATATACCGATTTCACAATGCAAAGTAAAGCTACACGCGAAGAGCTAGCGGAAACCGCAGTTGTTCTCGGTAGATTGGGCGTCGGACACGAAGAGTTTGCCAAAGGCGTACAGATGTCTACGAAGGCTTTTGGTGTATCTGCAGGAATGGCTGACAATACTATGCGCGAACTGGTGGCGCATGCTAAAGATTTAGGAGTAGCTCCTCAGAGGATGATGCAAGATTTTGCAGGCGCCGGCAACACTCTCGCTAAGTTTGGAGATCAGGGCGTAAAAGCATTTAAAGATATGCAGTACGCCGCAAAGATCACTGGTATGGAAATGGACAAGATCCTAGGCATTGCGAATAAGTTTGACACATTTGAAGATGCAGCAGGCATGGCAGGCAAGCTGAACGCAGCGCTGGGTGGCAACTTTGTTAATGCTATGGACATGATGATGGAAACGGATCCTGCCGAAAGATTCAACATGGTTCGCGACTCTATTCTAGATGCTGGTTTAAGCTTCGATGAGATGAGTTATTACCAGAAACAATTTTATACAGAATCCCTAGGACTTTCTGATGTTGGCGATCTGGCGATGATGCTTTCAGGAAACATGGATGGCTTAACGGGAGCACTTGGAAAGAATAGCGATGCTTTAGTTGCGCAAAAGAAAAACGCTGCAGCCGTTCAAAAGCTTTCAGAACAATGGAATGCTGTCTTAGCGGAATCGGTTGTTATAATAGAGCCTCTTATTGATTTGCTGAGAGGTTTTATGGGCTTTCTTATAGAATATAGTGAAATAGTTGCAGCGCTTATAGTGGGTTCCATGGCATATATAGCTGTAATGAAGGTTCAATCTATATGGACAGCAACCTTGGCTTTGGCTCAAGGCTCTTTGGCTACGGCAACTTGGATGACTGCTGTTAAAATGGGGCTTTTTGCTTTAGCTGTTACCGCTGCTTATTTTGTGCTATTCAAGAAAAAGTCTTCTCCTACATTTTTTGTGGGTATTGGATTGTTAGCGGGATCGTTCAAGGCTCTCGGCACGGCGCTAAAAGGGGCGGCTAAACCTATGTTGGCAATTGGTGCAGCCGCACTCATGGTAGGTGGTGGCATCGCAATTGCCGCTTTAGGCTTGGCAGAGCTAGTTAAAGCTTTCCAAGGTTTAGGTGTTTGGGCAATTCCCGCAGCAATAGCCCTAGGTGTCTTTACAGTGGCGTTTATGGGAATGATGGTAGCGATAGTTGCGCTCGTAGCTGGGCCCCAGGCTGTTGTGGTTGCTGGCGCTGTCGGTGTCTTGCTGGCAGTTGGTGGTGCTGCCCTGATGATGGGTGGCGGTTTAGCATTAGCAGCATTAGGACTAGCACAATTGGTTAAATCTTTTGCTGCTTTGTTTGAAGTAATGCCTATAGTTGATTTTATGTTGTTTGTTGCTACCTTGGGAGCTTTTGGTTATGTTATGATAGCTCTCGGCGCCGCTGCACCCTTTGCGGCATTAGGATTGGGTGTTCTCGGCACAGCAATGTTGTATCTAGGATTAGGGCTAATGATTATGCAACCGCTGTTAGAAACTTTGGCTGAGTTTATGGGAAGTATTTCAAATCTAGTAGAATCTTCGTCAGAATTGGTTATAGTTGCAGAACAATTTGAGCGTATTTCAGCAGCAGTAAAAAGCATCCCAGACAATAAAGCAGTCAGCATGTCAGTATTGATGGCAACTGCTGCACGAGCGGCAATGACTGCCGCACCCACTGCTGCAGCCGCAGCCACCGGCGCCCAAGCTTTTGCAGCCACCACTCCCGCCACTTCTTCAAAGCCGGACCGACCCTATGAAGTGACAATTAACTTTGAAATTGACGGTGATAAAATTTGTGACAAGGTAGTTAAATGTACGGGCGGCGAATGCCGTGATGCCCTTCTGGGTACCTAAGACAAGGAATATATAAATGGCAGATGACGACAAACTAGATCCGAGTAAAGTATACGATTACTATAATAGTAATTTCAATGCTACTAAATATTTTACTGATAATAAGGTTACAGTAGGGCCCGCAGAAAAAGTAAGCTATTTTGTAGATGGCTCGGATGCGTATGCAAATCAAAATAAATTATTTATTTCTTTTCAACATGCCCCCACCGGAAAAGCAGTATTCTTTAAGGCATTTATTACGGCATTCAACGAAACATATAATAGCGATTGGACAACTGAGCCTGTGTATGGTAGAGGGGATCCCTTGTACATGTTTAAACAAACCCAGCGAAAGATTACATTGGCTTTTAAAATACCTGCCGCCTCTACTAGTGAGGCATATGAAAATCTCGGCAGGCTTCAAATGCTGATTCAGTTTTTGTATCCGGTATATAAAACGATTTCGAATGCTCAAACAATCGCACAGTCTCCGATGGTACGACTAAAAGTAATGAACTTACTTAAAAATACTAATGATGTTGGGAAAAGCAATAAAAATGAATACGGTGCAGATAGGCTTCAATCAGAACCCTACCAAGAAACGAAGGGCGTTTTTGCAAATTATGCTAACATCCAGGCGTGGCAATCTCATGATGGTTTATTGGGGGCGATTGAAAACATAACAGTTAACCATAACTTGGAAGGCGATGACGGAGCTTTTGTCATAGGTCCAAGTGCTATTTTGCCTAAATTTATTGATGTTAATTTATCGTTTGCTCCTATTCACGAACATCCTCTAGGGTGGGAAAAGGTCAACGGAGACACCTACAAGTTCTCTCCTCAGACATCTAAGAAGGATGCAAAGCTTTTTCCTTATGGAGTAGACATTGATGATGCTATGGATCTTTTTGAAGAAGATACCAGTGGAATGGTAGGAGGAGAAGCCGCCAAGTTTGCGGCGTTGGGGACCACAGGACAAATCGAACCCGAAGATGATCCACAAACCTCCAATGAAGCCAACGTGGCTAATACTGAAGCGAAATTCGCTGGATTACTTAACGGCTTTAAA